ACTGGACTACCGTCTTTGATTGGCGGCAGGAGGCCAAGTAGCTTTTTCTTGAAGCCTTCGGACATGCTGCCTGTGCCATACTTCTGTGAAGCATGAAGCTGCTTATAGAGGCTGACCTTGCTGCCTGCCGGACTGGCGGGCTTGGCTGACCAAAGGCGGCGTGGATGGATGCCAAGTTCAATTAGGCACCTACCCCAAGGCGTTGAGGCTTGGGCATTCACCAGCGTGTCGGCCCATGGCTCTAAGGGCTTGTCGAGGGTCAAAAGACGGGCCATGACATAGAGCGGCACTGCATCTGCCGCTACTTCGGCAAAGCGCAAGGGACGCTCCTCAGGATTGACGTTGGCCCACATTGACCGCCATGCCTGAATTGAGTTTCTGGCAACGCTTGCAAAACTTGGGTCGTTGTCCAGGTACAAGGCGTAGCTGTAGAGGGCCATGACACGCAGCACATTTGTTGCGATGCCTGGATGAGTGGTGAGGTCGTCGCCTGCAAGTGAGTCTAGGATGACTTCGGCTAGATTCTTCCAATCATCGTTATTGTGGAGGATGCACAAATAGACTTCGGCGGTGATGAGTGAGTACCGCCAACGAACGGCCATGCCTTGGCTTTCGATGCTGCCGGTGTCGATAGGAAAGATTTTCTCCAGCCAGTCCTTGGCTGTAATCTCGCCGTCTGTGGCACGGTATGTTAGCCAGCATTTAGCGTGCGCTCTTTGCTCCGGCGTGTAAGCATCCCGTGCGTTGTCACCATTGTTTAAAGCGTCCCATGCAATGGCGTATTGCTCGCCTTTTGGGGTTGTCGAATTTGGGTTGAGGCTTGAAATCATAAGGTTTTTAAACGTGACACTGCCCACATGCCCGGCACATCCAAGACAACAGTGTGAGAGCCCGCCACACGGCGAGCCTTGGAGAAAAGCGTTTCTGCGTTTGGTTCTTCATGGTCGGGTAAGCCGATGCCGCGCAGGAATACTTGCCACATGGCGCGGGTAAGAACGGTAGTGACGTGGTGGTGATCTTTCCCATGGGCGGCTTTGGCGACTTGCCGGTGCAGTTCAAAAGCTACGCGCTCCTCGGTCATGCGAAGTTGAAGCGAAGGAAACAACGAGCCACTTCCTGCGGGCGGTTTTTCTCCCAACAGCCATCACCGTCCCGCTCGCCAGCCGGGCCTGTGTTGGCCTCAATCGTGGCAATGCGGCCCTTAGCGGGCTGGCCAGTGACTAGGCCGATGTGGGAGAAGTCGAAAACTACAATGTCGCCTTTCTGTGGTGTGGCGGAGTCGGGCAGGACGGTTACGCCCTTGGCCTTCTTGGCCCAAGCCTGCCAAGCCCAAGCTCCGGCGGACTTACAGCGCCATTTCTCAAACTGCTCGGCGGTCATGCTGGTCAGGCTCTCCAGCAGGCCAGCCTTGGCTAGCTCGTCGCCTACCATGTCCAGCCAAAAGGCCATGGCTGCCGCGCAGTAGGGCTCTCTGTTGCTGTAGCCGTCTGGGTAGGAGGTGGAAGGCCAAAATCGCTTGATCCACGCGCCCTGGTTGTTGCGGGGTGTCTCTACCTTGCCCACGTCACGCTTAGCGATAGTCACCAGCCAGTCAGCGAAGCTAGGGCCTGTGGCAGGCTTTGCGGCAGGCGGCACAGCCTTGGCTGGCGGCTGGAGGGCGGCCCAGGTGGCTGGGCCTACTACGCCATCAATAACAATGTCTTTGTTGAATTGGTAAGCGCGAACAGCGGATTCCGTAATTGGCCCAAAATCCCCGTCTGGCTTACACCTTAGCCATTGGCGATCAAACAGAAGGTTTTGAAGGCGGAGTACTGCCGGGCCTTTACTGCCGAGGCGGAGGGTGGGTGTGTCGGGTGTCGTGCTCATAGCGAGCCAAAGCCTACGGCCCGCCTTGGCCTTTGTCAATCATCAGAAAGAAGCCCACCACAGCCAGCACCAGCCCGGCCATGACGGCCAAGCCGAGGGCGGCCCCGCTGAGTTCGTGAAGGAGGGCTAGCATGGGAACAACTGGAGTTTTGCCATCCACAAGCAGAATAGCAGCCGCTCACACATTGAGGCGTTGCGGCAGAACTGCCATGAATGCCGCATCAAAGCTGGCAGCCGGGCTAGGCGCTGGCCGAATGGGCGGCGGCGGAGAATGAATGGTTTCATGGCTTTTTGAATATCCTGTCAAAGATCGAAGACGGCCTAGCCCAGCCTTGCGGGCCAAAGGCAGCCACGGCCCGGCCCATGAGAGCGGCCTTGCGGGGGCGGACGCCTGCTTGGAGAAGGCGGTAGTAGAAATGGCGGTGGACCACCCAAGCGGGCGGGGCGGCTGGCAGGTTGCCTAACTTTTCGACTAGCCAGTAACTGCCGCCAGTCAGGAGGTCGCAAAGAAAATCGTGCTCAAGGGCTGGCATCGTACAGAGGCCGTCTGGCGTGTAGTTGAGGGGCGGCCCCCAGAAAATGGGCGGGATGCTGGCTTTGTCGAACTGGTAGCCAGCCGGGATGGTGAATTGTTGCTCTACCGGCCAGATGCCAGAGCATATCTTAAATATGTACTCTTCATCCGTCTGCCACATTGGCCCCTTTGACCACGGTAGCAGGCCAAAGCCGGGCTCAGGATCTTGGAGGCATGTGATGTCGAGATTCATCGTGGAGGAACGGTTAAAGCGTTGCGCATGGCCTGTTTGGCGATGTCATCGAAGTACTCCACCTGTTTCTCGCTTGTCTCGTTGAGCTTGTGTAGGGCTTCTGTGAGGCTGTTTAATGTGTCGAGCATCTTCGTAGCCCCCCACCAAATTACCGTTGCCAGTGAGGAAAATAACACTATCACCGCCACAATAAGCACGCCATAGAACGACCACTGCCCGGCCTGCTCCGGGCTAGGCACCTGCCCTGTGAAGGCGTGCCAAGCCATCTCCGCCAAGGCCATGGCCGAGGCCAGACCGGTGGACATGGCGGCTAGGATATAGGTGGGGATGTGCTCTAGGATGTGGTGGGCTGGGTGGGGCATTATTCGCTGGGGTAAGAGGATAAATCGACCGATGTTAGCTGATAACCGCCACCAAGTGTCGTCATGGCGGCATTCACTTCACTACGGAAAGCCGCCACACTGGTGCCATAGCCTCCGTTTTGCGCTCCGGTCCACATCGTCAGTAGCACGAGATCGGAGCCGATAAACCAAAACGCAGGGTTGCCGCTGTCTCCGCCCACAAGCCCTTCATTAAAGTTCAGACGAAGTGCCGACACTGGCACCTGCATGGCGCAGTAAGAGGTCACATCATTGTCAGAGGGCAGCGTGGAGACATCCACCACGATCAACTTCTCTTCCTGATCCGTCGCTGCGCACGGGATGCGCTCGGGCTGAATGTCGGCAGGCAGCTTGGCCTCAAACCCGGCGGGCAAGACTTTGGCAAAGCTGATCCCCGCTGGCACGTCGCTGTCCAGCTTGGCGATGGTGATGTCCGGGAAATAAGTATCCGTCACCGTGAGATCCACCACTCCCGTGAGCGTGCGTGTGACGACAGTGTTATCAGCCTGCACAAACCGAATCGTTGAACCATCAGCCGGGTGGTAATGCGTCGCAAACACCACATGCCGAGGTGACACTAAGATGCCCGCTTTCTGGAAAGACGCATCCGAGTTCCAAGGAGAGATCGCTGTCAAGGCCTGCACATGCACCGCTGCCCAACAATCCGTATTGCGGGTGTAGGCCGGTGTGGCGTGATCTTGACTGGTGAAAAGTCTCATATCAGTGGACGGCACCTGATCTGCCAGCAGGTTGTCGAGATGCGTAATGAGTTCATGCTTGAGAGTTCCTTCATCACTTGTTGGATGATCTGGCTCAGAATAGGATGAGTCGTTAAAGTAAGGGCACGACCGTCAGATATACTGAGATCGTGCCCGCATTGGCAGAGTTGGCAGTCTGACGAAGATAAAGCGTTGGCACCGTGCTGGGCACGATGGATGTCGATGAGACCGCTGGCAGCACGACCACCCCCGTAGAGGCATTACCGGACCATGCACTGCTGACAGTTAATCCAGCACCGCCCGCAGTGTCTTGAATCTGGAAGAGTGCTCCTGCCAATGTGCCCGCGGCAGTCTCAGCCACCACAATATGACCCACCGACGCAAATCGGAAGCGCGTGCACCATGCGGGAAGCGTCACCGTCGCAATGTCAGCCGGAGAGCCAGCGGTAAGAACTGTAACATTCTTGAAAGCCAGAATAAAAGGCTGAACCGCCGCTAATGATAGGGCTGTTTTCTGCGCCAACGCATCTGCTGCCTCCGCCAGAGTGGCCCCGGCTGCGGTGATAGTAAACTTCCGGTCGGCCCCGGCCTGCGTGCCGTAGTAAAGGCCGCCTGTAGCTGCCGTAGCGGCGGTGAGTCCTGCGAGTGTTGAATCTGCCATTAGAGTGAGATGTTAGGAGCCGGAAAGAAGGAGAAAGCTAGAGCCGTCAGCCAAAAGCAAAGACGAACCGCCGCCAGAGGCCAAAAGCAGCGTGTCGCCTGGATCTGGCGGGCCGCCTGCCCCGCCGGAGCCGCAGCCTAGAAGATTGAGGGCATTAGCCATTGTGAATTAGCCGGGGATGGGTGCCCAGATGACACGGACAGAGACGCTGGCCGTACCGGTGGATGTGACGGTAAGCGCCTCGCCTGGGGCAGTAATGAAAAGCGGGGTCTGATTGTCAGGGCTGCCACGATTACTGCCGCCGTTGGCCGCTGCATACTCGGGCGCGTCAATAGCGGTGGAGGCAGAATTGAACGTCACCACGGCGTCGGCGGAGGCTCTGATTTCAGCATAAAACACCGCAATACGTTTGCCGGTTGCATCGGCTGGCACAAGTTCCTCGGCAGTATCAGGCGAGGTGATTGTTTCAAAAGCGCGTTGCTTTTGGATGATGAGCCCACCCATGTAGTGGTAGTAGTTCTGGGGGTAGCGTTCCATTATTGTGTGTAGTTATGCGGGTTCTTTGCCTGCTTGCAAGTTTTTTTGCCCGCCCTGCCCGGCCTTTTCCTTGGCGGCCCGGCCTTGGCGCACGGCGGCGAGCTGGCCGGTGACGAGCGTGGCGACTTCGTTGTAAATGGTGTATTCGCGCAAACAGTCGGAGATAATCTGGAGATTGCGCACCTTGAGCGGGTCATTGGCGTCCTCGACCTTGACTGGCCCGGCTGGCTTGGCGGCCTCGGTTAGAGCCCGGCGAAGCGCGCCTTGGGCGTAGGCCGTGTAGGGCTTCACGATGATCTTATCAAACGCCTCGTTGTTCTCCAACTGAATGAGGAACTCTTCGGCTAGGGCTTCGATGGGTTTGGGCATGGGCGGTTATCGGGTGGGCGGTTCTGCTGGCGGCTGGCCTGCCTCGGCCTCGGCTGCCATGGCTTCGGCCTGGGCCTGGGCCATGACGGCGGTGGCCTGCTGGATGGCGGCCAGGGTGGTTTCTGGGTTTGGCTCGCCGATGCCTTTCAGGATGTCGGTGTACTGGCGCATCATAGCTTGCTGCATGGGCGGGGCCATGGCGGCGAACTGGTTGAGCACGTTGATGATGGCTTGGCCGACTTCCACCATTTGCGAGCTGTGGGACTTGGTGAGGCTGATCTCGAAGACGTTTCGCACATCTTCAGGGAAACTCTTTACCCACTGAATCAGAACCATGGCCTTTTCTTCGCCCACCTGTTTGATGAGGGCCGCCAGCCCGGCCTCGGTGTTTGTCATCGTGTAAAGCTCGATGTCGATAAAGTCGTTGAGCATGGCTGTCAGGCCTTCCACGACTTCGTTTTCTCGGGCGCGCAGGCTTTGGTTGCTGGTGTTTTCGAGGATCTTGGCAACGCCTAGCGTGTCCTGGCCCGGCACATCGGCCACGGTGGAGTCGGCGGGGCTGGTGAGCCCGGCGTTGATCTCGGCCCGGCCAATGAAGCGGTCCATGAGTTCGGAGAAAATACCCACATTGGCTGGCTCTACGGTCTTGACGGCCATGGCGTCGTCGGCGGTGAAACCTGCGCGGAGTTGGTAGCCTTCGGAGTTGCGGAACTGGATGCCGCCGCCGTCGATGCCCTGCTGTGTGGCTAGGGGATTCTCAAAGAGCACGTTGCCGGAGGTATTGGCGTCAAACTCGATGCGGTTCAGCATCTTGTCGGAGACTTCATGCCAAGTGTCCAGAAGCTCGTAGTAGCCTCGGCCTGTCCAGCGGTGCAGTTTCGGCCAGATGCGGTGGTCGGTGTAGGGGTGGGGTGCCTCCTTGTCGGACCATGGCAAGATGATCGTGGCGTATTCGTAGTGAATCGGGATTTTAGCATCCCAGTCAATGAGGACGTAAATAGGTTCTGCATAGCCGTCGCCGTCGGCATCGTAGCGAATCCATGTCTCTACATAAACGCGGGTGCGGAAGCGTTTTGGATCTTCCGTAGCTGGGCGCATGGAGGCTTCGTTCTCGCCGTCACGAACTCGGTTCAGGTTGGCGCGGACGGTGTAGGTGTTGTTATCGGCCCCGCCGGTCAGGTTGCCGGTCTTGGCCTTGTCGTTGTAGTCGTCAAACGCCTTTTTCTCGCGTGTCTCGGGCGCGTAGCCAATGAGCAAGTCGCCTGGATTAGCGGCGAAGACATGGCCTTTTAGCGGTGAAACGTCGAGGTTTTCGGCGTTGATGTGACAGAAAAAGTCGCCGTAGTGGATGACCTTAGTTTCTGCGCCCGGCTCCTTACTGGTGCGCTGCATCACAACCTTGGGCTTGGAAATTTGCAGGGCCGCCCCTACAGGCACAAAAATAGCCGGATCACGCTCCAATACTTGACGGTCTGGATAAGCCGGGTCGGCAATCCATTTATCAGTTGATAGAACTGGCTGGCCTTGGCTATCTTTGATCACTTTGCCGTCTAGCGTCACAGTTTGAGTAACGACGGGCTTCATGTAATAGGCTTCGCTCAGCCCAGCCCGCGTGATCTCCTGGCCTCGGATGAGGCTGCCTTGCTTGGCCTTCTTGCCTACCTCGTTCAGTTTCGTGAGCTTGGCGCGGTGCTTGAGGCGCTGCATCAGGATCTCAATCGCCGGGTTTTCGTCCTCGGCCCCCTCGGCATTTGGGCCAAAAAAGGCGGGCGTAGAAAGTAAATCGTTGTCCATCTTGTCGCCGTGCTGGTTCACGGGCGTCATGGGCAGATTCAGCGAAAGATTTGTCTCGCGGAAAAGCAGGCAGTTGGCCTTGCGGTGCTCAAAGTCCTGCTCGTAGGCAAGTTGGTAATTGTCCCAGCGCCAAAGGAGAGAGCCAACGGTATAATCTCGGCTGGTGGTCTGGACGCCCATAAGTTGGCGGCAGTTCTCCACTTCGGCGATGACATACTGAACGAATGCGCTCTCGGCGTCGTCACTTTCAAAGGTAAGATGGGAGTTGATGAGGCGCTGCATTCGATATTGTGTGTAGTTATGGCGTGGCTGTGGCTTTGTGCAAGCCCATTGCGTGGGCCTGTGCCCTGGCGGCGGCCATGGCATCCTCGCGGGCCTTCTTGAAGGCCTTGATTAGGCTCTCGCCGGGCTGGGCCTTCTCGCTTGGCATGGCCCTGGCTGCCACCTGGGCGGCCTTGGTGGCGTATAGGCGGCCTGCCAGCTCGGCGAATTGGCGGCGTTTGGCCGGATCTGTGATGGGCACGGGCTTGGCCTTGCCGGGCGGGTCGGCGGTGTAATCGTCGCGGTTGAGCGGTTGCGGGTTCCAGCGTTTGCGGGGATTGAGTTGATTGGCGCGGTAGAGGAGGGCGTCAGGCTGGGGAGTGACTTTGGTGTTGGCCTGGAATAGCAGGCGGACGGGTGGCGTAAATGCTTTGGGCATACGCTCGCCCGTGGTGCTGATTTTGGGCTGGGCGGCGAAGACGGGCAGCTTGGGCGCCACGGTGGGGTTAGGCAGGGCGGCATAGCCTGGGCCTGCCGTCGTGCGCTCGCGTAGCACGTCGTCCATGTTGCGGAGTGGCTGCTTGATGAGGTTGGGAATGACGTTGTTCATCAGCATCTTCACCCCGGCGTTTTCGTCGGGATTCTCGCGCTTTTCTTCCACGTCGCGGATG